GTCACTTGAACTATGCGTAAATGCTGCACCAACTAGGCTCATACGATCACCTAAAGAAGCGGTACCAACACCTGCATCATTCAAAGATGCACGCGCCATTTCAACCAAACTCATAGAGCGGTATGGGTTATCGCTGGTAAGTTCACCATCTGCGGTTTTAACACCCGCGCGAGCCTTAAGAACAGCAACCATAGAATCTTTGGTGATGTTTCCGTTGCCTGCGTGAGCAGCAACATTGAAACCACCTTTCTGGGGTGCTTGGTCTTTACCAAGTGCTTCAAGCAATTTAGCGGAAGCAATTTCTTTAGTGCACTCTTCATCTTCCAGACAGTTCTGAAGCAACTCAGGATGAATGTGCTTCCAGCTAGCGAAAAGCGAGTTGATACCCTCTTTGCGCTTCGCTTCTTTTGCTTTAAATTTAGCAACGGCTGAATTAGCAATTGCTTCTTCATCGACCACGTTTGTAGCCGGGGTTTGCTTGTCGTTAGACATAACAATTTCCTCATTAGTTATTTCGGCATTGGCCGATGTTTTAACGCTAGATTGGATGTCTTTAATGCGCTTTTCAGCTTCATCTAAGCCAGCAACCTCAACGTTAATCGTCACGGTTGAACTGGTTTCATTAACAGGTGAAAACTTTTCTTTCACGCTGTTTTTGAATTGGTTTAATTTGGATGTATCGAAAGAGGCCTGAAGGTTTACTTCATCAGTAATCTGCGTAGCGAAACCTTTATCTAGTGCTTCCGCGCCAGTCATCCACGTTTCAGCAGTCATCAGATCGGCAATTTCAGTATCTGCTAAGCCTGTCTTGTTAACGTATGCTGAAACCAGAGCAGTTTTCATTTTGTCTAGAACATCAGCCGTTTTGCGAAGTTCATCAGCATCGCCCATTGCACCGCCCCAAGGGTTATGAATCATCATTAAGGCGTTTTCTGGCATGGTGATGGTGTCACCAGCCATAGCGATTACTGAAGCCATTGAAGCGGCTAGGCCATCAACAAAAGTATTCACTTTCGCTTTGTGGTTTTTAAGAAGGTTGTAAATAGCAATTCCGTCTGTAACAGAACCGCCTGGCGAATTAATGCGAAGATTAATTTCATCTTTTGGGTCTAACTCTTTTAGGTCACGAGCGAAGTCTTTCGCAGTAATGCCCCAAAAGCCAATTTCATCGTATACGTAGATTTCAGTAGCACCATTTTCGAGTGCTTTGAACTCGTACCAATTTTGGTTAGTTTCCGGCATTATCTGCCCCTTGTTGTACTGTGGGTTGCTGAACTTCGTGGCGAGCATCAGAGCTGAATACCAAATCACGTTCTTCGTTTTCTTTGATTTCTTGTGCTCGCTGTTTTTTAACTTCTTGAGGGTTTAACCCTTTAGAGCGGATCACGTTAGCTTCAGTGTTAAAGCCTGCCTTAACTTGGCGTTCGTGCGCTTTTGTCTCTTTGTCGGGGTCAATCCACGGCATTACTGGCGCAATATAAACAGCGTTGTATAGCGTGTTCATATCGAGATCGGCGGGAACGTCAAGCATTCCTGAAGCAATACCTATTTCTAGCGCTTTGCGATAGAACGGACGCGACCATTTAGCAATGAATATTTGTTGAAGTGCTTCATAACCAGCATAACCTTCCACCATTTCTTGACGCTGGGCAGAATAAGACCCGTCATACTGACCAGAAATGCTAGAGAATGTGCTTCTGGTACCGCTGGCAACTGCGCGCAACATCGCATCACGGAATGGTTGAAGTAGTGTACTTGGGCGATTACTTTCAACCGTGCCAACTTCCTCACCCGGCATTAAGCCATCGAACATCATGCCCGGTGCCATTTGGAAAGTTCTATCTCCATTTGGTTTATGTGCGCCAGGGCCATCGGGACGTTTGATGTAAGCGGCCAGAACCGCAGATATACGAGCCGCTACGCGTTCTGATTCTTCGTAATCTTTCAAATCTTCAAGGCGAGTGATAACAGCGTGTAGGATAGAAACGCCACGGCCTTGTCTTAGGCGGTTTGTGTGCTTTAAGTGCATTACTCTTGCAGCTGGTACCGCAATAGTATTTGTATTGAACCCGTAAACACTGCCCGGATGCTCTTTATAAAAATGGTATGCTAGGGGCTGCCCCCAGTTATTACGCTCAATGCCTTGAATGATTCGGTCACCAATGAGGTCATCCATCGGTAAAAAATCAGACTCTAACAATTCAACACTTAATGGAATGCGAGTGTTGTGCTTAAAGTTGGCAACGTTGCCTTCTACGAATTTCCCGAAGCACTCACCATCACGCAGCCAAGAGCGGCAAACTAAACGTTCCATTTCTGCACGCGAATATTCGCCGGTTGTATCTGGGGCGAGAGATAGTTCATCAATGAAGCGTGAAACTTGCTGAGCAAATTCTTCTGCTTTCTCGCCTGCTACGGTGAGAGGCATTGGCTCAACAGATATACCCTTTGGACCTACAACTTTCTGTTCTAACTTATCAAGCAGGCCTACAACTAAATCGTGGTTTTCATCCAAGTATCGTGCTTGGCCGCGTATTGATGTTGCCGCGCCTCTAACCGCTGTATCACCAGAACGGTTATCAACTTTCATTTTGCGGGTTCTGCCAGGCTGGGCTGCATCGTAGTTCAGAAACTGCTGAGCAATAGCCTTGTGCTTTAACCTTTCAGCGCCCCACTTTGGAGCAAAGGCAAGAATTGTCTTATCAAGGAAATTCATGAAAAGCTCGCTAGTGAGTAAGGGCGGTTACCGTTGGCTTCATCGCGAACCTTTCGTTCCCACTCTTTACGGCCATTACGGATTGATTCAAGATCTTCCATGCCAACAGTTTCACCACGGAAAGTAACGTTCTTGCCTGCTAATACATCTTTTTCAGCCTGCAGATAAAGATCGAGCATTACTTGTGAATCTGTCATAACCAACTGCCACCTGATGTGTTCAACCAACCACCGCCGCCACTGTTTGAAGTGGGCGTTGATTTAGGTTCTTCTGATTTGTATTGCTGACGCTCTATCTCGTGCCGCAACTGTTCAAAGTCGGGGTTAAGTATGTAAAGACACGCCAAGTTATAACCGCTTAAGTCGAAAGCTTCGTTTCTTGGTCGAGTCTTGCGCCATTCTTCTTTTCTAACCCCTTTTACATAGCGCGTTACTAGTTCTTCAGAAGTGAACTGAAGAAACCATTCTTTATCGAATTGATCGCTAACGGGGAAATGAATGTAACCAGCGCCGGGTTCTAATATCCCTGCGCGCTGCATTACTTGTTGTTTAAGTTTGTGCGTTCCTAGTTGGAACAGGTTTATTCGACCCAAGTTGTTTTTGCTTGGCCTGCCGACTAAAGGCGCATCTTTATTACTGGAACCTTTAATTGCAAAGATGCCGTAACCGCGCTGGCGAACGTAATCATAAACTTGTTGCGTAAAGTGGCCGCCGGTATCAATGGTGGTGCCAGAAATATCTAACATCACACCACTCTCGTGCTCAAACCGTCTATCTAGTGCAGCATCCAACCGCCGCCAGATATCTGGCTTGTTTAAATCGCCCCGTAATATCTCGAAATCAATTTTCCAGTTTTCTTGCCCTTCGCCCCAAGCCTCATACTGAATTTCTAGGCGGTCATCTTGGGTATCTACCGCTGCGGTAACAAGTACGGCCCCATTAGGAACGGGGGCGGCGTAATGCTCACGGCGGGTGTAAAGCGCTTCAGGGTCTTGCTTTGCGCCTTCTGTTTCCCAAGTTTCAGCAAGTGAAACGTTGGTGAAGGTTTGCAAATCACCCATTGCTTTCTTTTCAATAAAAGAAATAACAATGTCTTTCAGCTTTCTGAAGGCACTGGCCAACTCTGGCAAGTGATAGCTGGCATGCCCTCTAAATGGCTTTTCAGCTATCCATTCACCCTTACGAATAGCTTGATAGCGCGCGCCATCATCCCACGCACATCCACATTCTTCACAAACGTAAACTGCGGTTTCAGGTTGATGCTCCCCGCTCTCGTCTTTTTGCCAGCTAACTTGGCCCCACTTAAGGTACTGCTTATGCCCACAATCACCACAAGGAACATACCAGCGGCGTTTATCACCAGCTTCAAAGCTGGATTCAATGTGCGACTCACCTTTAATGGTGGGTGTTGATGTTTCAAAAAGTAAGCGTTGATCACCAAACGTTGCAGCACGTTGCCAGATAAGCGAAACGGGGTGACCCTCTTGTGTTCGCTCATAACCGTCTGTTTCATCACAAATGATTTTAGGTGCTGAGCGCCCACGCATTGTTTTTGGTGAACCAGACCAAGCCCCCATAAGAAAGCCGCCGGGATAGCTTTTCATTGTCTGGTTATTCACACCATCACGTGAACGCGGCTTTGCAACTTTCTCAGAAAGTGCTGGCGTTCCGTCAACCATCGGATCGAACTTCGCGTTAAGAAACGTATTGAAGTCTGACTGGCTTGGTTGCATCAACATGATGCTGCTTGGCTCATGCGCGATAAAATAACCTATCGCCATAAGTTGCATCTGAGTCTTGCCAACCTGTGCGCCCCACATCGCAGTAATGCGGTGACAGTCTGGATCCGCTGTCATGTTAAGCGGTTCTACTTGGTAAGGCGCGTTCGCAAACCTAACCGGACCAGGCAAAGCGTTGCCTGCTGGAATTCTACAGTGCTGTTCTGCCCACTGTGATGGCAATAACGGCTCTGGGGGTTTGAAATGCTCTAAGCAGTTTCGAGTAATATTCCTGAGTATTGGGCGGTAGTCATAACTATCATTCATCATCTATGACTAATTGAGAAACATCACTTAGCGCTTCAAGTTGCTCAGCTTCGATAATTTCTTTTATCTCAGCTTCGTTGGTTCTACCTATCAACTGGGTAGCGCAACGCCTTGGAACCAACAGTAATCTGGTTCTGGTAGCAATGGCCAATGCAGAAAGCGTTTTGTCAATTTCGTCTTTCGGTATTAGCTCGCCTCGTTTTTTCCCAACCTCCAATTCAGCAAGTTGTGTATCAGCTGCAAGCTTTCGGCGCCTAAGTTCGTCCTCGGTTGCAGCCTCGGTATCACCCACTGTATCTTGCACAGCCTTATCTGCTCGCCACTGTGCAACATCTGCAGTATCAAGAATCCAGTCTTTACCCTGCTTTTTGTTAGCCTTCTGAACATAGGGGCAACCCTGCTTGATCCAGTTCGCTACAGTGTTTCGGTGTACTCCGAAGATCTCAGCGCAACTACTTTGGCTAACGTGTCTTTTGTTCATGGGGTGTTGTCGTTGACATGGATTTGAAAATGCTCGCACAATGCGAAAGCTGCGGTGCGAATTACCCTCGTAGGGCCAACTCAGAAGGACCCAAAAAAATTCACCAAGATGGTGCAGAAATCAGCGAAAATCGTGACAATCATCACCTTGCGGTTGCCAAAGCCTTTTTAATCGAGGCTTTCACGTGCATCTGTGCAACTTTCTTAGCGGTTGACTCACCACGTTCGAAGAACTTGAAGCGCTTCTTATACTTAGCGTTCTTCTTCGTGAGGTAGGCCAGCGGTTTATTCTTTCTCTTCATCTGCTGTAGCACTAAGCCATCAGCGATGAATGTCTTGCCCTGATCTTGAAGCTTCTTCAGCTTACCTCTTGGTAAGTTGCCGTACTTATTGGCAGCTTTCTTGCGAGGTATAACCAATGACTTAGCAGAGCGAGTGCCGCCCTCTATCTGGTACTTCAAGTAACCAGCCTGTACTGGCTTGATAGAAACGGTAGCGGTCTTGGTGCGCTTATTGGCTCTCGTTATTTTGAAAGCCTTTTGCGTGAATGGTGTAGGCCTATCGATGTCTGCTTTAAGTTGGCGTTCAACACCTGTCTTTACATCAGCAGCGATAGCATTGGCAGCGAGAACGGAAGCAAACTCCACTTGCTTTTCAATCTTCTTGAATGCCTTATTGAAAAACTTCTCTATATCATCAGCCATTACTTAACCAAGCCGACCAATGGCCTTAGCACATCTTCAGGGTTACCACGCTCAAAGGTGAATCGCGTGAATCCTTGAAGCTTTAAGTATTCACGTATACCTAAGCGAACTTTGAAATTGTAAACGCCAGAGCCGTTATATAGTCTGGCTAGCCTATCGCCAGCGTGAACAACACTAACGTTAAATAAAAGCTTTCGGCGCTGTGGGCTAAATACCCTAATCGTTGAGCCGGTTACTTCTGACTCTACTACTAATCCATCTTTAGTGGTGATGTCTGAGTAGGCCATTGGGGTTAATCCTCGTTGTTCGACATCGCTCTCAAGGTTACATCGTGGATCTCTTGCTTTCTTCTTTCATCAGCCAACTTGTACTTATCATCACGTTGCTTGTAATAATAGTTCATGCATAGGCCAGCTATACCCACCAACATACCAATTAGTATTCCAAACTCTTGTGAGGTTACTATTCCCCAAAAAGCTGAAAAACCGCCACCGATGTACGTAGCGATTGAAGATTTATCGGACATTTCTTGATTGTATTCGTGTTGGTAGTGAGTGTTCATGCTGTTGTTCTCCAATTTAGGTTCAACAACATGGTTATTCAAAGGTTGTTCCATTTCGCAAATGGCAAAAAGTTAGTTTTTCTTATTAAATGCCAATACGTTGCGCTTTCCGATTTCTCGCAAGCCTGCGTAAGTAAAGGGCAGAGTAAGGAATGCGCCCAATATCATAAGGTCGGGCGTGTCAGTGAATAACCCGTAATAGATACCAGCAAATAAAGACAGTGTGGCGTGTGACGGTCTTACGTACTTAACGCCACCTTCTGCATTGTCGCCATTGCGAATGGTTTGCTGTGTCTCTGAATGGCTACGCTGTTTATCTTGAAGCTCTAGCTCCATTACCGACTCAAGGTGTCGATTTACTTCAGCTTCTCGCGCAGCGGCGATTTCTTCAAGTCTAACCAAAGCATTAGGGTCACTTTGCAGTGTCGCTAACGCCTGGTCGGGGTCTGTCGTTCCCGTTGCCTGTGCAACCATCGAAGCGCCAGCACTGACCGCGCCCACTACATTGCCCGTTAATAGCGAACCAACTAAACCGGCTACGCCTTTTTGATTTTGCTTTAGAAAGCTTCCTACGTCTGACCAATTCATTATCTCACCCTATGGCTTGTACAATTCAAAGTGTGGCAGGTCGCGGAAACGCTC